GGGGAGTTTGCGTCCGACGCGTTGAAGACGCTGGACACAGTCGATGAGGAGCCTGAGGAATTTGTAGAAGTGCATACTACCGTGCACAAGAAAACTATCGATGAGGTTGTGGTTTTTGACAATGTTAAAAAGACTAAACGTATCAAGAAGGGTAAGAGAAGCTTGTTTGCTGCTGCTGTGGCCAAGCAGGCGTATCTGAAATTCGGTGAACGACCACTGACCGAGGCTAATACCCTCGTGACCAGAAAATGGATTGCCAAATACTTGCAAGAACCACAATTTAAGGACATGAGAACATGTGATAAGACCATTGCCATTGATAGAGCGCTGTTCCTCTCCTTTGTGCCAACAAAGGAATTCGGTATGATGAAGATGGCCATCGCCACACGAGTGTGGGAGAAGCGAGTAGTTGAGAACAACTCGTTCCCGGGATTCTTTGGAAAGGTGTTTGGAGTTGGAACATTTTCCAACTCTGAGGACTTTTCCCACTAGGGGTGCCCTAGCCTAGCCACGGGTTCTGATTGCCTACCCAGTAAAGTGAGACTTGATGTTGTCCAGTTGCCAGATGGTTGGGAAGCCACTGTCTTTAAACATGCTCCTGGACAACTTTGGCCCACTGGAAAAATTAAGGAAATCAGTAACTGTTTGCAGTGGCGGGGGAGGGATGGCACCCCTAAAGAACGACGCTTCGTACGAGTGGCAGGCGTTGCTTCTGATATTACTACTGAGCCATTCACACATAGCCTCAATAACTTGAAACGAGCTGTACTTGAACGGGTTTTCCGCGTGAAGGGGGGGGAAGGGTTTGTTGAACCCCCTAGACCTGATCGCGGCCACTTCTCCCGCACCTTAGCTGGTGTGAGAGGCTTGTTGGAAAGCAAGATTGTTCGCACCGCCCCTATATCTCACATGAGTTTTGTGAATGAATATAAGGGCCGGAAACGATCTCGTTACCTGCATGCTCTAGAGCAGATGCGTTCCACCCGCGTCGATCTAGAAAGTGAGGCGAGACTTTCAGTGTTTGTCAAGTTTGAGAAGACCGATCGTACTAGCAAGGCAGATCCAGTGCCTAGGGTGATATCTCCCAGAGACCCACGATTCAACATCAGGGTGGGTAGATATTTGAAACCTCTTGAGAAAGTCCTTTTTAAGGATTTATCCAAACTTTTTGGCCACCCCACAGTTATGAAGGGGTATAATGCATATGAGGTAGCAGAATTGATGAAACAAAAATGGGACATGTTTGTACATCCAGTCGCTGTTGGATTGGATGCTTCTCGTTTCGACCAACATGTCTCCCTCGAAGCTCTTAGGTGGGAACATAAGATTTACAAAAGATATTATCAAGGGAAACACAAAACTCGTTTGTCCAAACTTCTGAAATTACAGGAAGTCAATCGTTGTTATGGAGAATGTCCAGATGGGGAATTGAAATATACCATTGTTGGGACAAGGATGTCTGGCGATATGAATACTTCTATGGGAAATTGTTTGCTAATGTGCTCTATGATTAAAGCATTTGCTGATTCCCATAATATTAAATGCCAACTAGCTAACAACGGAGATGACTGTGTGCTGTTTATGGAGAAAGAAGATTATGAGAGAGTGAAGGACGATGTGTTTCCCTGGTTCCTTAAATTGGGGTTCAATATGGTGATTGAGCCCCCCTCCTATGAGATCGAGGAGATTGAATTCTGCCAGATGAGGCCAGTGTATGATGGAGAACGTTGGATTATGTGCCGCAATCCAGTTACTGGGGTTGTTAAGGACAGTGTGTTACTCAAGCCATGGGGAGGGGAACGCTTCTTCAAAGGTTGGCTCGACGCTGTTGGTACAGGCGGGATGGCTATATCAGGATGCCTTCCCGTCTTCCAAGAGGTTTATGCTTTGTATGTACGATCAGGTGGTAAACGCCCAATATCCGAGGATCTCCTGCCTTGGAATGTTGCACAAATGGGAAAGGGGATGGATCGCAAATACGGCAATATCACTCCTGCCGCGCGAGCCTCTTTCTACTGGGCGTTTGGCATAACTCCAGATGAACAATTGCTTCTGGAAGGGCACTATGCCAACATGAGGATCGAACCCAAACTGAGTGGGTATCGGCCTCGTGCCATTTTTACTTAAAATAAACCGTTGCCCATCCGTGGACGTCGCGACCCACGGATTATTAGCGCCTCCAAATGGGGACGATCTGAAGCTTTCAAAACCAATTTGATGGGCTAATATAACAGCTAAGAGACTGCACGAAAGCCCATTGGAAGATCGTTGAACAGTCCCGTTGCATGCGGGATCCCATAATATGTCCATTGTTTTGAAACGTAAACCTGATTCTAGTGTTTATTATAG